ATGTGGAAAAGAGCACAAGAAGCAGATTTTCTAACAATAAATGAAAAACGTGCATTGGTTAGAAAACCATCTGTAACTGATGGTGATGTTATTATTGTCCCTGCTCATATGACTACGTTAGAAAATATAGTTGCAGAAGAGCCAGAAGAAGAACCAGTAAAAGATCCAAAGAAAGAGACAGAAGACAATAAAACTATTTTAAAGTTAGAGTCTAAAAAAATTAATGTTCAATCTTAGAACAGAAAAATCTAAACAAAGACATCATAAGGAATTAAATTATTACTCTTCTTTATTTGAAAAACGTCTTTTCTCAAAACTCCAACCAATCTTAGGAAGACAATTCTTAGATGCAGCTCGTCTTTTAGAACTCCATATAATTAATGTAAATAGTCCAGTTGAAGAACAAATCCAAAGAATGCAAAAAGTTTTTTGTACTTTTTTTGCACAGACTAGTGACTTTTTTTTGAACATGATGTATACTGTATTAGTAGAGTTGGATGTTCAAAAAATAACCAATGAAAAGAATTTCAAAGATGAGTTCAAAAATAATGTTAAACAATGGTTTATGAACTATAAAAACTTTAATGTTGAAAAAATGAACACAGTGACAAAAAGACAAATACAAAACTTTATTAATAAGAAATTGTCTGAGGGTTCATCTTTTGAACAGATAGCAACACAATTAAGAAGTAAAAAAGTGCAGCTAAATCAAACAAGATTACATACAACAACGAAAACAATCACACATTCTGTAATGAATTACACATTAGATGCAATAGTTCAATTTCTCCAATTAAATTTTGATGCAGAATGGATCAGTTCAAAGAAAGAACAAAAAAGAAAAAATTTTGATCATAGAAACGCTAATGGCGAGAGAGTGGTTCATGGGGAAAAATTCATGAAAACTGGAGAAGCTTTGTCTTTTCCTGGAGACCCAAATGGTAACATAGCTAACATAGCAAATTGCAGTTGTGTTCTTTGCTATCATCTAACCCCAAAAACTCTTTCAAATAGAAGGAGACAAAACTAATGGAAAATAAATATTTAGATGTGCCATTTAATATTAAAACAGAGGATATTCAGGATGATGGAACATTTAAAGGTTATGGTTCAACTTTTGGGGGAAAACCAGATGCTCATGGGCATATTGTAGAAAAGGGTGCTTTTACAAATTCACTGAAAAAGGGTGGAAGAAATGGCAATGGTATTGCTCTTCTTTGGCAACATCATTCTGATGAAATTCCAGGTATTTGGAAAAGCCTTCAAGAGGATGAACAAGGTCTTTATACTGAGGGCCAACTCCTAATTGATACTCAATTAGGAAGAGAAACACATATTCTATTAAAAGCAAAAGCAATAAAAGGTCTTTCAATAGGTTATGACAGAGTTGATTATGAAATAAATGAAAAAGAAAGGTACATGCTTTTGAAGGAAGTAGACTTATGGGAAGTAAGTCTGGTCACATTTCCTGCAAATATTCATGCAACCGTTTTTGCGGTAAAGTGTGTTGAAGCTTTAAAACAAGCAGAGACACCAAGAGAATTAGAACAAGCCTTGAGGGAGTTAGGGCTATCAAAATCTACTTCTCAATACTTAGTGAAGTTATGTCGGCCTTCTTTGCGGGATGCAGAGAAAAAACCAGTGGATGAATTAGGAACACTTTTATCTACTATTCGACAAGTCAATTTAGGTTTAACAATTAATCGAGAAATACAAAACGCAATATTTTAAGGAGGACTATTAATTATGGCTGATCCTATAGAAACAAACGTAAATGAACCAGAAGTGTTTAAAGCAATTACCAATGAAATTAAAAAGCTTGGTAATAATACAAAGGCGAATCATGAGGAATTAAGTCGTCGATATACAGAGTTAAAAAGTTTACTTGACTCTACAGAAGGCAAAATGAATGCTCTTGTTGAAGAGCAATTGAAGAAATTGGCAACTGATGTCACAACTCGTCAAGAGAATATTGATACATTAGTTAGTGCAAATAACGTAAAACAAGAACAACTTGTAAAAGAATTCACTTCTCGTATTGATGAGTTGGAAGTGGCATTTAAACGTTCCTCTCGTGGTTCCATGACTGATGCAAGTCCCTTGGAAAAAGAAGCTAAAGAGTTTTTTACAACTGCTATGGCTGGTTCCAGTGATGGTAAAGGTGCTTCATTTGAAAAAATGAGGGATATAAATGTAGATGTTGAAGTGTTCAAGAAATATACAGATACTTTTGAGACTTTCTTAAGACGAAAAGGTGGAGAGAATGCTTTAAGACCAGATGAATTCAAAGCATTGTCTGTTGGTGTAGATCCTGATGGTGGATACACAGTAACTCCTGCAATGGGAAGTAAAATTTTTACAAAGTTATATGAAACAGATCCAATGCGTGATTTAGCTTCTGTTGAAACTATTTCTACTCAAGCAATAGAATGGCTTGTTGATTGGGATGAAGCTGGTTGGGGCTGGGAAGAGGAAACTGTGGCAGGTGCAGAAACAGACCCTTCTCAGTTCAGTAAAAAGAGAATTCCAGTACATGTAATTTATGCCAAACCAAGAGCTTCCCAGACTCTGTTAGAAGATTCTGGTATTAATATCACTGATTGGTTAGCAAAAAAGATTGCTGATCGTTTTAATCGTGGAATGTCCGCTGCTTTTATTACTGGTGATGGTGTTGGCAAACCAAGAGGATTTACAACTTATTCAAATGGAACAACTTATGGAACAGTTGAGCAAGTTGCTTCTGGTGCCGCTGCTGCATTAACTGCTGATGGTTTTATCAATACAAAGTTTACTTTGATTGAGCAGTATTTGGAGAGAGCTACATGGTTGATGTCTCGTGGTACTGTTGCAGCTTCATTGCTCTTAAAAGATGGTACTGGAAATTACATTTGGAGTCCAGGACTTACTGAAGATAGGCACAGTGTGTTATTAGGTCTTCCTGTAAGAATGTCAACTACAATGCCTACAATTGCTGCTAATGCATTATCAGTTGCAATTGCAGATTTTAAAGAAGCTTATATGATTGTTGATAGGCTTGGAATTACTATTCAACGTGATCCTTATACAGTAAAACCAATGGTTGAATTTTACACAAGAGCTAGAGTTGGTGGAGATTTAGTTAATTTTCAGAGCATTAAACTTATGAAAATTGCAACTTCTGTATAAGTAGTTTAAGTAGTAAATATTGAGAAAAATAAACCTTTAGGAGGATATAAATAATGGCTGTTAGAGATACATATAGTAATTTTAAATATTACCAAGCAATTGCACCTGTGAATCGTGATGCTAATGGTGATGCGCTTAATGGTGTTGATATTGATACACGAGGGTATGAGGGAGTCACTTTAGTAGTTACAACGGGTGTAGTAGAGTCTATGACAACATCAACTGCAAGTTATTATTGTTTTATGCTTCAACATACAAATGCAAGTGCATTGGGGAATGGTCCTTCAGACTATGCATATGTTGCCAATTGTAAACACATAATTCATAGTGTACATAGTACAGGTGCTACTGATTTGACAAGTGGTATTTGGGAACCCACCGTTAATGGTGATGATCATGGTAGTATGGCTTACACTATCGGGTATATTGGTCCAAAACGGTATGTTCGTGTAGTATTGTCTGGAACTGAGGATGCCGCATCTATTAATATTGGTGCAATAGCAGTTTTAGGTTATCCAGCAAATTGGCCTGTTAATACACCTGCGTAATTAAGAATAATTATTTTGGAAGGGCTCTTTGTAGTCCTTCCAATTTATAATAGAGGAGAATAAATATGGCTGAAATTAGTGCAACTTATCAACCTAAAGTTGGTTCTGAGCAGGGTGGTGATAAGTTATATATAAAGGAAGATGGTGAATTTAAGTTTTATGATACTGATGTAACAGGTTTGCAGTTAAGAAATATGCTTGCTCTTAGTTTAAATGGTGAGAAAGATATTCTCTTAAGTGGTGTTAATTTAGTTGTTGCTACTAGTTGTATAAACATGGTATCAAATTACATAATGTACAAAGTAAGTTTTGCTTCAAATGCAGCAAATCTTTCATGGTTCATTACCTCTTGTGTTGCTGGGCAAGAAGTTTATGTTAGAACTGTAAATGGTTCTGCTGCTGCTGGTAGTGGAGGATTGCATATAGAAACATCTGGATGTTCTATTGCTTATTTGAGTGGAACGGGTATAAATAGTATATTCTTATCTGATGCGATAGGAAGCAGTCCTTTTGTTCATTTACGTTGTTTTACAGATGGACAATGGACAGTTTTAGAAACACGAGGATTAGTTCAAGCATAATAGGAGACACTTATGTCTAAAAAAGTAAGAATGCTGCGAACTGCAAAAGGAAGCCCAAATGGAATCACAGTAATAACTTTTGAAGCTGAGAAAGAATATACAATGGAAGACGACTTAGCAAATGTATTCATTAACCAAATGAAAGTTGCAACAGAAGTCTTTGCTTCTTTTAAAGAAGAAAAAGCTTTAACAGAGGCTCCTTTTAATAAAGCAGCAATAGTTCCAGAAATGGAAGAAACAACACCAAAGGTGAGAAAATATAAAAGAAGGAATAATTGATGTCAATAATTCCTAAGAGCTCTGATGCTCATGGTAATAGATCATGGAAAGTTACAACTAATCCATCAATAGATCCTGTAACGGTGGATGAATTGAAACTTTTCTGTCGTATTGATGGAACAGAAGAGGATGAATTACTTGCTAATTTCATTACCGCTGCAACATTAATGACTGAACGTCACTTAGGACGAGCACTCATTCAGCAATCTATTACTCTACTTATGGATTTCTGGCCTGGGGAAATAATTGATCTTCCCAGGCCACCACTTATTTCAATTACCTCAGTAGCAACATTAGATGAGGATGATACAGCAACGGCTTATAGTAGTTCAAATTATTATACAATAACTCAATCTATACCAGGAAAATTAGTATTAAAACAGAGTGTAACTTGGCCTTCAAATACTTCAAGAAGTTATTGTGGTTTCAAAATTATCTATAAAGCAGGTTATGGAATTGGATCAACACAAGTACCACAACCAATTAGAGAAGGAATAAAAGTTTGGGCTTCTGAGATGTATGAAGGGCGTACAATTGATGAGGATAAACCTCCTCCAAGGGTGCTTCCTTTGTTATCAAGTTATAGAGTACCAAGGTATGTGTATTAAATGACACTTTTACGGCATAAACTACGAGAGCGTGTTCAAGTAAGGACACCAGTTCAATCACCAAATGACGATGGTGGTTTTGATCGTAGTTATACTACTATGGCAACTATATGGGCAGGATTTAAAGCAGTTAAAAAGGGTTTCTATGTTAGAGGTGTACAAGTAGAAGAGGCTGCCACACATGAATTTCTAATGAGACGTACTGCCATAGACACTTTAGGTGGAGGATACTCTCAAGGTTTTTCATCTGGTTTCTCTACTGGGTACCATGATTTATCACATATAAAAAGTAATTGTTTTCTTTTTGTTCAAAGAGGTTCAACTACAAAAGGAAGATTGTTTAGAATACATGAATTTGAAGATGCAAAAGAAAGAAGAGAATACTATAAAATAAGAGCAGAAGAAATTGAAGAGGTTAGTCCAAATTATCCATGATTGAGACAAATTTAAAAAAGGTCAGTAAGCAGCTAGGTAAAATTTCAACACGTTTGAGAAAACGTGCTTTAAGAACACCTTCTAAAAACAAGCTTGTTTTGAATGAATATGCAAGAAAAGTAAGAGGTGATATTCTCTCTTCAATGCTCTCAGATCCTAAAACAGGTGAAACTTACAAGTTTGGTGGAAAAACACATCAAGCATCTGCTCCTGGTGAATCTCCTGCTGTTTTTAGAGGAAGATTAGTAAAAGCTATTGCTTATGATATTGATGGAAAGAAAAGAGTTACTTTAGAACTTGGTGCATTAGCAAAAGCTCCTCATGCAAAATACTTAGAATTTGGAACAAGGAAATATGGTTTTTCTTTTGGTTCAGTAATGGAACCAAGACCTTTTCTTGAAGTAAATGCTTTAAAGCACATTAATTATTTGAGAAAGAATATCAAAGATAAAATTTTAGATATTCATTTAGATGTTGAAAAATTACCATATAAAGGACTTTAACATTGTTGCTGTCTTCTATAGTTTTGAAATTAAGAGCGGCAAATACTCGCTTTGAAAATAGAATAGCAGGTGCGGCAGAGCTTGCTGTAGCATTGCGTGGCACTCTGCAAAGAGAAATGGCATTTGTTATACCTTTAAATGAGGACAGTACAGCTAATGATTATGATACATGTATTAATCAGAAGGTAACTGAAAGATTTGGAGTTATTGTTGCAATAGCATCAGATGCCACACAAAGTGATAAAACAGGCATTACAGCTTTTGACAGTTTACAAGCAACACGAACAGAATTATTTAAATGTTTGCTTGGATGGTTAATGGATAATGCTGAAGATTTAGTTAGTTATGGTGGTGGACGGTTGTTAGAATTTGATCGTTCTTACTTATGGTATCAATTTGAGTTTGTAACAGCATTCCTTCTTGGTGAGGATGATGGTGTTGTGCTTGGTGATACAAATTGGTTAGACACAATAAGGGCACAATATGAACTGTCACCAAGCGCAAATATTCCCTATGGTGGAAGATTACCTGTAGCATTATTTACACCTGACATGTCCACATTGGTTGATTTTGTACATAATCTTGAAATAGAGGGTGGCTTCAGCTCAGGATTTAATGATGAGTTTTTTGATGTTTACAAAGGATAGGAGGTTCCGATGGAAAAGTTTTTAATACCTGCAAAGGGTTTAGTGGTGAGAGATCCAAGAACTATGTCACCATTAGCAAACAAAGGTGAATTGAAACCTTGGATTGGTCCGGAAGGAAGATACTGGCGACGACGAGTGACTTGTGGAGATGTTATTCTAAGAGAACCACCTGTTGTTAAAATAGAATCTGTTAAAACAGATAAGAAAAATAAAAATTCTAACAGAGTTAGTGAATAAGGAGGGATAAATTTTGATTTCATTTAACAATATTCCAACTACCACAAGAACACCTAATGTTTATGCTGAAATTGATAATTCAAGAGCATTACAGGGGTTAGCAACAAATCCACATAAAGCTTTAATTATGGCTCAAAAAGCTCCTGGTTTAGGTACAGTGGATGTAGGAACATTAATTGCAATTTCTAATGATAGTTTGGCTGATGGATATTTTGGTACAGGTGGACAATTAGCTCGAATGTGTAATGCATTCAAAGCTGCAAATCCAAATACAGAATTATATGCAATAGCTGTTTCTACCGATGCTACGGTACTGGCAAGTGTTGCTATGTACCTTTCTGACTATTTTAATTCTGCTACATATAGTGGTACTGGTTATCTTTATATGTTAGTTAATGGTACAAAAGTAAAAGTGACACTTACTTCTAATATGACCCCTGTTACTGCTGGTTCTGCTATTGTAGCTTTAATAAATGCATCGACTTATTCACATACAGGAATTATATGCTCTGAGTCAGCAGCGAATAATAGTGCAGTTGTTTTCAAAGCTGTTTGTAGTGGATCACAAGGTAATTATTTAAATATTCGCTTTAATTATTATGCTGGTGAATCTTTCCCACGAGGTTTCTCAACAAACCCAACGAATGCTAGTTTTGTTTTAGCTGGTGGGGATTCTGATACTATTGGTTTTACTTCTGCTTGGGCTGTATTAGAGGATGAACAATTTCATTACATTATCCAACCTTATTCCGGTGCAGCTAGTTTAACCTCATTAGAGACTGAGTTAGAAAATAGATTTTTACCAACAGAAGATATACAAGGACATGGTTTTACTTGTTATGGAGCAACAACAGCACTTTGTACTACTTTAGGTAATTCAAGGAACAGTCCTTATAATACTGTTTTTGGAATTTATGACAGTCCAACTGCTCCAGAGGAAATTGCAGCAACAGCGGGTGCAGTAGCTGCAAAATATTTAAATATTGATCCAGCACGACCATTACATTTTCTGAAACTTCCTAATGTACTTCCTCCACCTGTTGAGAACCGTTTCACTAGAGCAGAACGAGAAGTTCTTCTTTATGATGGAATTGCGACAACAATTACAGACTCTGGTGGGAATCAATTAATTGAAAGATGTATTACAACTTTTCAATCTAATGCATTAGGACTTCCTGATTGGTCTTATTTAGATATTCAGACAATGGCAACGCTCAGTGAAATTCGTTATCAGTTTAAAACTAGAATGATAAATAGATTCATTCAGC